CCCTTTTTGATTTTTGGAGCCTGGGGAGGGAATCGAACCCTCCTCAGCTAACGTGTGATGTTAGCCTACTTACCAAAGTAGTTGACATTACGGGTCTAGGCCATTTTTGGCCTTCAACCCCACCGCGCGGTGCCCAGGCATTGCATTTCTGCAATTCGTGCACGGAGTGTAATAACCCTAACGGGACAGCAATTCTACCCTTTTTGATTTTTAGATCTGAAGGGGAATCACAGCTCTTCGAGTTACAAGGTACTTCTAAGTAACCGACCTAACTTGGAGTTAAGCCAATAATATAGAATTCGTTAGTATTTTACCACCCTCACGGGTGAACTAGTAAAATAGGACATTAGGCATTCCCATTCGTTGTCTCTGTTTAATAACAAGAGACTCGGGGTTATCAACCCGAAGTAATCTTCTGATTAACTTCAATGGACTATCCTTAAAGTTTATAACTTTATCCTGTGGAGTCATTCGAGCAATAGCTCGTTTGTTCAACTCACACAGTTCCAGGTATCTGTCGATTATATCCAGAACCTCTAACAGTGCGACGACGTTATCAGCTCGCGCATACTTAGCTTGGGCATCAGCCCTTAATTGTGTCATCTTAGACATAATTAAGCGCAGGAGGTATAAGTATTCCTCCTGGATCCATCTTCTTTCGAAGCATGGATAATGAGCTTGATTAAGTATGGCAGCTGAGGGAGTCTTCCCAAGGCCTATGCCTCCAACCTCTGGGTGAATAAACATCCCAGGACTTCCGAAGAAGTCCTGAACTAATGCTTTAGCATCAGTGATGGGTCTTAATACTCGGAGATTATCTCCAGGTATATAGTTCATGCCAAGTGCATGATCTATCACTTTACGAAGTGTAAGGCTTACCCAATGTTGATCCTCTTCCCACCGAGCATCAGTCTTCAATCGAAGCTGAGTGACTTGGTTAGGATTCCCCAACGCAGTAGGAACCCCTATTTTAAGGGCCGGGATATTAGTCCCGGCTAGCAAAGTTTTATACAATGCTAGTCCTCTGTGAGATACTGAGGCTATAGCCCCAAGAAGGCTCATTAAAGGTATTTTACCGCTATTAGACAGCATTGTTGCCAAGGCGATCAATACTGTTGGAAGCCCGTCCCCAATTGAAAAGGGATTTGCCGCTGTTACTTTCGTAATATACGGCAGGAATCTTCCTCTTGGCACTATATCTCTGTTTAACAGAGAATATACAAAGTTTACAGTCCCCATCAATGTTGGTGAGGATAATAAAGCTTTCCAAGATAATGCGGAAATATCTCTTCCTTTATGACCTGTTACTTTCGCAAATTCGAAAGTCGGGTTAACGGCTTGGACTGATTTGGATAGGTTAATACCACATCCAATTCTTTCCATTAACTCAAGGTACTTAGCTGCGATCTGAGCATTAAAGCATTGGAAATCGTCACCGAGTATCTCGGTTTCAATATTCCAATAGAATTCAGTCCCCCTCACGGGGCCCTGAACTATAACCCAATTTGGGTTATCTTTAATCGCTATTCCAGCTGCTGTATAGGCTTCCCTTGCAGCAAGCTGGGCGATCAGATGGTGAACAACTGCCAACATATTAAATGATGACAGTGCTCCCATGGGTTGGCCTACGGCATATCTTACGATATGGTCCGTTTTTACCTTTTTAAAGGTTCTTCGGCCTGTCTTGATAACAGAGGTTTCGGTCAACCCGAAATCCCTATTAAACAAGGCACCCCAACTAGTACCAAGCCCAGGCAAGATTGCGTTAAGAACAGCAATCTGCAGGGCAACAGGCACTCTGTCTGTGGCTGCAGTTAAATCATAACCATATGATAGACCTGCAATAGTAGCTTTTGTTTGGCATCTTCTTACAGATGCGTATTGGTCAAACGTCCCGTCATTGGGTAATGATCTTAGGAACTCTGACAACATGTCATGTAAGTTCCCTAGGAGCGTTTGGGTAAAGGAGTCTAGCATTGCAAAGACTCTTCTTTTACCTGCGGATTCTTCTTTGATGGAAAGTTTTCCAACAAAGGGAGGAATCCCAATACCGATCGCACCCGCTAAACCAGTCCCCAACAATGGAGAATGGTAAGCAGGGTCCCTAATTGCCTCTGAGAAGATGGCAACGGATCGGTGATATCTGTCCAAGATATCCCAATACCCTAAAGTCAAACAGTAAGATGTAACGGCGGGAGTCAACCCAAAAATATGTAGATAATACATATCATGGATGAACCCGTGCCACGAAACCTTAAAAGTACTTGAAGCACTTTCTAAGAATCGGAAAGTTGGCTGATTAAGCACTATGCTTGTTTTAAACATAGTCGGTTTCACTAGCTCTGCTACTAAAACCGCTACTTTATCAACTGCATCTTGCGATACAGTCAACGGCGCCGTGATGGTTTGGAGTTTTAACACTCCAGGCACTTTAATTACTCTATACAGAGCAAATAAAGTAAGCCACCATCGACTCACTGAGGCAGACTCGTTGGCTATAATAAGCCGTCTATCCCTTACAGGAATGTAAGCGGGTAGTCCACACGAGGATAGTCTTGGTAGAGCGTATTTCGGATCTAGCTCCCGTAAGGAAGCAACCGGAGTACCGGCTATAGCTTTTTGAATTGCTAATAGTCCTACTTTAAGATACGAGACTACATAAGTAGATCCGTGTCGTCGTTTCAGGGTATATAAATACCCTGAAAATCTATATAATTGTCTTACTCTCGAAAGGTATTTCACCTGTGTTGTAAATACTGCGGAAACCATTCGGAATCCCGTATTTTTCACAAGTGCTGATAGGGTCAATAGACCGCTATCCAGAGTCACCATAGACGTAGTTTCTTGTACTTTTGCGAAGAAAGCTGTAACAGATCCTTTTGTGAATAAATTTTTCATATTAGTTATGTTATAGTTATTAATCAATTAAGATATTAGAAATACGCGTTTACGTTGTCTACTGTCAAGGTTAACTACCTTGAATGCACCTGTCTACCAGGCAGTACTCTGTAAGCCGTAGGTTACCTCACGGTAACCACGCATTTCTTCTATCAAAGGAAGAAGGACGATAACAGTCCAGTATTGGTATGTCTTACGATGAGTTAGCCTTCGTATGCGTTTCGTAGCTTGTCTCCCCTAAATGCGGGGGAGGGCGTCAACGAGTAATTTGGGGCTTCGCTCCGGTTATTCACGACCACTTTTATCGGTACATGGGAATCTTTTACGAAACCCAACCGAGGCTACCGGTAAGGTAACCTATACATTTCTGTATACCTGTTATCTTGCTAGTTTTGGGTCACGGTTCGATGGCTTATAGTATTCTGAATAAGGCTAACTACCTTATTTAGGATCTTAATCCCTAGAGTCTACCCCCAGAAATAAATGCATCTAGTTACGCTTAGCTTGGACTATGTCCCTGCTACTGACTAGTAGGAATCTCATCTTAGACCCTTTCGACGTTATGGCTTAACCCCTCTTTAGTATCACCCGTTCACGTTTTTACGGTGCAGGTGACGGTGCGAAGTTATCACACCGGGTAATTTAATACCAGAGGGACCATAACGGTTCCAGAGTTTCAGGCGAAATAAGAACTGCTAATCGAGCAGTTTGCAATTTCTAAGGCTTTGCCCATTTCCTTGTGCCATAGTTATCTATGGCGGGGAAGTGAGTAACACCCCTGAAAGTGCGTGATGTTGGCGATGCTTTGTTACGCCAGCGACACCACTCTGACACCTATTCCGAGAGGAATAGGGCTTATCTCACGATAAGTATTACACTTGCTCACTCGCGACTAGATCCCCTCCTGATGACAGGAGGCCTAGCCGAAAAGCAAGACTTAAGTGGAAAATCATACCCACTTAGGTTAAGGGCTTTTACGCCCAGTAACCGGTTGAGGGGAGTCATAATATGATTCTCTTGGTCCCGGAGGTGGTCCGCATAGTTGTCAAAGCTATACGGTCCGCCGG